TGACCGCGCCAGAGGGCAACGTTGTCACGATCAAGGAACCAACACGGACGCTCGAACAGAATGCCGCCCAATGGCCTTACTTGGAAGCGTTCGCCAAGCAAAAGCAGCTTTGCATCAATGGCGAAATGCAATGGGTGACAGCAGATGACTGGAAGGATGTTCTGACAGGGTGCTGGAACGGTGAAATGCGAATGGCAGCATTTGACGGCAAGGTAATCATGCTTCCGCAGCGTACTAGCAAGATGGGGAAGAAGGTTTTTAGCACATGGATGGAGTTCCTTGTTGCCATGTCAGTAACCAGCGGAATTACTGTTTATCAGGACGCTGTATGAGCCTCCCAAAGAAACCGCGCTGCTGCCGCATCTGCAAATCACTTTTTCAGCCCCGCAAGGCACTGCAAAACGTCTGCTCATTCGAGTGCGAGGTAAATCTCGGGATCATCATGGCCGAACGCTCCAAGAATCGCCGGGAGAAGGCGGAGCGTATCGCAGAGGTCGCCAGCCGGAAGATTCTTAAACTGAAACTGAAAACCCGTGGCGAATGGATAAAAGAAGCCCAGGCCGTATTCAACGCTTTCATCAGGACTCGGGATCAACTGGCCGGGCGTAGCTGCATTTCATCCGGCAGGCCGCTTGACTGGTCTGGAAACAACGTTGATGCCGGTCATTATCGGAGCAGAGGCAGTGCGCCTCATCTTCGGTTCAATGAAGACAACTGCCATGCCCAGTCAAAACAGGATAACCGTTACGGGTCAGGCAATGCCGTTGATTACCGGATTGGCCTGATTGCACGAATCGGACTCGCCAAGGTGGAAGCACTGGAAGCCGATAACACCCCGCGCAAATTGACCATCGAAGAACTGAAAGCAATCAAGTCCGAATACAAGCAAAAACTAAAGGAGCTACAGAGTGGAAATTGACCGCGAACCGAACAACGGCGACGAGGCCGACCGAGCCAGCTACTTCATTGAGTCCGTCATTGATGACCATGTGAAGGAAGCCATGCGCCGCGCTGCTGAGATTCCCGTTGGCGAGGCCGGCGAGTGCGATTCCTGCGGTGAATTCTTCACGCGCCTGGTGGATGGCATGTGCGGTCGGTGCCGGGACAAGTTCGCAAAGTATTACGCGCCATGAAGCCGATGACAAAACGACGACTGACTGACGTGTTAATAACAACGCTGGCTTTTTCGGTGCTGTTATTTGCTGGTTGCGGATGGTGGTCGATGGTTCTTGTCCCATTCGGAATGTGGAATTTTTACGATGGGATGACGAGAAACTATATATGACCTACGGCTGCCAGCAATACGACCCGCAACGCCTATGCCGATACGACCGCAGGGCAATCGACCGCCGCTGTGACGGGTGCCAGAGAACAACTGACCGCGCCTACCTTGAATCAATGAGCCTGTGGGTTCATGGGGTCAGCCATGTCGACAAGGCGTGTAGTTCCAATGGAGAAGAGAAAAGATGAATGAGTTTTCTAACCAAATTGCGGAAGCAATTGACGAACTCGGAAGCGACAACAACATGCGGTTAGATCGGCCATATCTTGGGCAGCCGCACACCGCAACCGGGGTTCGTGGGATGTATGAGATTCGCGGGATTACCTTCCGCGACCTACGAGATTGCTACATTCGGGCAGTTTTGCTATCTGCTTATGACTTGGTGCCTGCGTTGTATTACGAGGCGAAAAAAGGGCCAGATGCTGTTTTGTGTGAAAACGACCTATACGGCTTCAACGGTGACGAGCTTGATCCTATGGCGATAGCACAAAATCTTTTATGTGAGGTTGAAAAGATCATGGGCATATTTCCAAATGTTCCAGACCTTATTGAGCATAAGGATAAGCCATGCAAATAGAGAACATGACCCGCTTGATGCTATCCTACGAGGAAGTTTCTGCACTGTATGAAGTCTGCGCCAGCGCACTGGAAAACAACATCCTGGACGGCATGCCGATGGCCTTTGCGCTGGCAATCGTTGAAACGCTTCAAGAGCCTGACGACGACCAGATCGAAGTCGAAGAAGTTGAATCAATCGTACTTAACTGACAGGGGATAACGTGGTTACAACCGAACTAGAATCACTGGTTATCCTGCTTGAAGATTGGGCAAAGTGGCAGTCTTCCTATCGTCCGAAAACAGGATTCAAATCCCGTTCCGCTGGCTTCGCCTGTCTCGGCCTGCTATCGTTTGACGACATGTGCGACCAGTCCGACAATGCGACTATGCGCGCGCTCGACTCAGCGGTTGAAGACCTTGATCCGGCGCCGCGTGCGGCAATCAATCGGCGGTATGGCATCTGTTCGGTATTCCGCTTCCCGCGCAACAATTACGAACAGACGCTCGTGCTGGCCCATGAACGCCTGGTAATCATCTGCAAGAGAAAGGGGATTGTGCTGTGAATATTGATGAAGCAAGAAAACTTAAGGCAGAAGCAGAGGAGGTAATAAACAAAACTCTGCTTGATTTCTATTATTTGACGGGATTGTCGATAGATAGCCTTGACGTGACGATCCACAGGCATGAAACGGTATGCGGAAGCAGACATACAACTTTAGATGTAAAAATAAACGTAGGGCTGTGACTTGCAATCCTCATAATCCAGTGCTACTCTATTCGCGTGGCGGATTCGTTCGCCCACAAAAAGCCCGATGGTCACAAGCCGACGGGCTTTTTTGCGTTTGAACACGCATGGCGATTGCCGGTAGTAGCTAGACGAAGTAGGCCGAGGCTCGAACCAATAAACGAATCCGACCAGTCGCCAGCCGTGTTTCATCCTCCTAGAACCGCAGCGACCAGCGCGAAAGCGTTAGACGGTATGGTCGCATCTATCCCGAGGAACCATGCTTACCGTTATCTATAAGCCGATTGGCGAACTGATCCCGTATGCCAGAAATAGTCGGACGCACAGCGATGTTCAAGTGGCACAGATCGCCGCCAGCATCAAAGAGTTCGGATTCACCAATCCGGTGCTGATAGACGAAGACGGCGGAATCATCGCAGGGCATGGCCGCGTTCTAGCTGCCCGCAAATTGAGCATTGACGAAGTGCCGACGATTGCGCTGGAAGGATTGACCAAGACGCAGCGCAAGGCTTACGTCATTGCTGACAACAAGCTGGCGCTAAATGCCGGGTGGGACGAGGAACTGTTGAGTTTAGAACTTGGTGACTTGAACGAACAAGAGTTCAGTATGGAATTATTGGGCTTTGATGCAAACGAGTTGAATCTTGCGATGGGCCTTGGTGCTGATTTCATGCCTGGAACAGAAGATGACCAAGGAAGGTTAGACGAGAAGTCTCCGATTACTTGCCCGAGTTGCGGCCATGAGTTTGTGAAATGACAATCAGCCAACTTGAAGCATCAAAGAACGTAAATATTCAGGCTAGATTTGACAGCAAATCGCTTGGCACGAAATCTAGGCTTTATCGCGTAACTCTTATTGATGGCATTGTTGCAAACGTTATTTTCAACAATGGTGAAGATTTAGACGAAGCACTTGTCTGCATGAAAAACCATTACGGCAAAAAGCTGGCAAATGTCGAATAAGCCTGCCCTTAAAATTGATTGGGCAACATATGAGGCGGCAAAGTTTGCTTGCGAGAAGTGGCATTACTCAAAGTGCATCCCTAAAAGCAAACTTGCGAAAATTGGAGTTTGGGAGAACGATAAGTTTATTGGGGTTGTAATTTTTGGGGTCGGCGCTACGTCAGATTTAGTTAAGCGATACGGCTTAAGAATGGAGCAGGGTTGCGAACTAGTAAGGGTTGCGCTAACAAAACATCAGTCACCTGTATCGAGGATCGTTGCAATTTCCATGCGCTATCTAAAAACTCAGTTTCCAAACCTTCGTTTGGTTGTCTCGTTTGCCGATCCTTCGCATGGGCATCATGGCGGGATATATCAGGCTGGTAACTGGATTTTTAACGGAACGTCGCAGTCTAGCGACGAGTACATATACAAAGGAAAAAGATGGCAGGGACGCTCGTTCCGCAATTCACACAAAGGAATGGAAAAGCATCCTGACGTTCAGATTGTCAAAGGGTCGTCAAAGTATCGTTACCTTATGCCACTAGATGACGACATGAGAAAGCAAATCATGCCACTGGCTAAACCTTACCCAAAGCGTGTGAAAAAGCAGGAATCAGAGAACCCCTCTGAACTGGGCGGGGCAGTACCGACCGACACGCTCCAGAATGCTGCGGTCAACCCCGACGAATGACCGCAAAACTTGCCCACTGCCTTGACACCTTCTGGAGCGCTGCCCGCCCTCGCCGCGCCCTGACTGTCAGCCAGTGGGCCGATGATCACCGTGTCTTGTCAGGAAAGCAGGCTGGAGAACGGGGGCGCTGGCGTACTTCCCGCAACCCGATCCTGCGCGAAATCATGGATTGCCTGTCGGCTTCCAGCCGCGTAACCGATATCTGGGTGATGAAGTCCTCGCAGGTCGGCGTCACCGAGGCCACCGTCAATTTCCTCGGCTACACCTTCGATCACGCCCCTGCGCCGGTCATGGTGCTGATGCCAACCCTTGACGCCCGCGACGCCTGGAAGGCGCAGAAGCTGAACCCGCTGCTGCTCGAGACCCCGGTTATCCGCGACCTGCTCGGCGGCCAGCGTTCGCGTGATTCTGCTAACTCCAAAGACATGATCGACTTCCCCGGCGGCGTCCTGTTTTTGTCCGGAGGCAACTCTCCGAACAGTTATGCTCAGCGCTCGGTGCGTTACCTGATCATGGATGACCTGGACCGCTTCCCCGGAGAGGTTGGCGAGGAAGGCGACCCGGTATCCCTTGCGAAAGGACGCACCAAGTCATTTGCCCGCCCGAAGCGGCTCTATATAAGCACTCCGACCGTGAAAGACGAAAGCCTGATCGAGCGCGGCTATCTGGAGTCAGACCAGCGTCGCTATTTCGTTCCATGCCCGCGATGCGGAGAAACACAGGCGCTCGAATGGGGCGGCAGCGACGCGGCGCACGGCATCAAATGGCGAGGCGAAGGCGAAAACCTCGAAGCCTATTATGTGTGCATCGCCTGTAATGGCGAGATTTACGAACACAACAAGCCGGCGATGCTTTCAGCGGGCCGCTGGATATCCGGAAACCCGGAGCGCAGCGCCCGCGGCTACCATATCAGCGCCCTCTATGCCCCTATCGGCCTGGGTCCGTCATGGTCCGATCTCGTCAAGGAGTGGCTGACCGCAGTCAAATCAACATCAACGTTGCGCACGTTCGTGAATACCCACCTCGGTGAAGTCTGGGAAGAGCGCGGCGACCAGATAGACGCTACCGGCCTGATAACCAGGCTCGAAGAATACGACGAAAAGCCAAAAGCGCTTGCCCGCACCGCAGGCGTCGACGTACAGAAGGACCGGATTGAGGTCACCGTGGTCGATTGGGGAGACGGCGAAGAGGCGTGGACCATGGATCACATCATCATTCCCGGCGACACGGCACAGCCTGACGTGTGGGTACAACTCGACGGAGAATTGCGGTTCTGGGCGCCGGAAGTTGTCGCAATAGACAGCGGCTACAACACCAGCATGGTTTACGCCTTCTGCGAGCCGCGCCGATGGGCCGTAGCAGTCAAGGGTCGGGCCGGGCCGAACGTGCCGATTGTTGAAAATGAGAAAGCCCGTCGCCAGCGCCTGCGCGGACAGATCAAGCGGGGATTGACGGTGCATCTAATCGGCGACGATCAGGCAAAGGCGCTGATCTACAGCCGCCTGAAGATCATCACGCCCGGCCCGGCATATATACACTTCCCGAACGATGCCAGCTTTGATGACGAATACTTCGCACAGCTCACCGCAGAAAAGCTGGTGACGAAGATGCGTGGCACCCGCCCCTACGCCGAGTGGGTGCAGACGCGCCCACGCAACGAAGCCTTGGACTGTTGGAAATACGCTCTGGCAGCCCTACGCCTGTCAGGAATCAACCTCGAATTGCGGGCTGC